CATTAATTATAAAAAATTTAGATGTTAAGCTAGAAACATTAAAAAATGATACCGCTAACGCTAATGAGAACGCTAGTGCTAATGATTATAAGAAAAATGTGTTATTGTTGGAGCACAGCTCAATAATATATAATAAAGGCTTAAGTGCAAATAATATGTTAGATTATTTTACAGCTAAGTCTAATTTTAAGACGGATTATTACAAATTTTTGTTTTTTTTCAATATATACAAGAGAGAAATACGTGTAGAGGAATATTTAATATACATAATATTATATTTTTATAGCAATGCAGTAGTCATAGATTTTTCAGCATTAAATTCTAATTTCTAAATTTCTAATTTCTAATTTCTAATTTCTAATTTCTAATTTCTAATTTCTAATTTCTAAATTCTAATTTCTAATTTCTAATTTCTAATTTCTAATTAGCTATTTATTTTAGTTATTTTAGTTAAAATAAATAATTTAAAATAAATTTTTAAATTATAAAAATGGACGATTTTAATCTTTCAACAATAATCGAATCTAAAAATGAGTGGTGTGCGCGATTAACAAATACACTAACGCCGTGTATAATCGAGGGTCTAAGGTCAATATTTACAGAAGCCTATGATGTATGTTTAGAAAACAGCGAAGAAACGAAATATTTAATGACATTTCAAAATTTTTTAAACAATATTCCAAAATGGAGTGCAGAGATTGTTGAAAATGAGAAACAGCGTATAATTACCTCGAGCGCGTGCAATTATTTAGAAGATTTAATAACGTGTGTTCATATTACACAATTGAAGTCGCTAACCTCTACTCGCGTGGGTTTAAAGCAGAAAAAAATAAATATTGACATACCAGACCTTCATAAATTTATACACAAGATGTATATAAATGTTGCGCGCAAAATATATGTAAATATATATTTATTTGAAAAGAATATAAAGCCCTTGCAAGTTCAAAAAAACAATAGAGAGCTAGAATTATTGATTAAGGAGTGTATATTGAATACAATAAGAGAGAGCATACCGATTGAACATATATTGCAAATGTATTTAGACGAGACGCTGGAAACAGATGTTGAAGTAGAGGAGAAAAAGGAAGTAATAACTGATAAAGAGGCGCTAGAAAAAAACAAGAAAGCAAAAGAAAAGAAGGAGTTAGAGAAAATTAAGCAAGAAACAGCAAATAAATTGAAAGAAGAGAGCAAGGTTAATTTAAAAAATACTATTTTAAATGCAAATAAGGATTTGAATGATGTTAATGTATTAGAGGCGCATAGCACTATTAAAAAATTAGACAGCATTTCGACCACTATTACTGATAATGCATTAGGCTCAGATTCGGAAACAGAAACAGAACCAGACCCAGACACAGACAATAATTATAAGCTTAAAATTGGTAAGCTAGAAAAATCTCAATTTGAGCTCGATGTCCAAAATTTGAACGAAGACCCGGATAAATTAGATTTAGATATATTAGATTTAAATACTGAAATAAGTGATAGTGAAAGTATAGTTTTAGATATAGAAGAGTTAAAATAAAGCTTTTAGAAACTTTTTTAATAAAAAAGTTTCGCAAAAAAAGCTTCGCAAAAGCTTTTAGAAAAAGCTTTCCAAAAATAAAAAGAAGCTTTTAAAAAAAGCTTTCCAAAATAAAAAAAAGCTTTTAGAAAAAGCTTTCCAAAATAAAAAGAAGCTTTTAAAAAAAGCTTTCCAAAATAAAAAGAAGCTTTTAGAAAAAGCTTTCCAAAAATAAAAAAATTTTGAGAAAAAAGCTTTCCAAAAATAAAAAAATTTCTGTATTTAATTCGTTATATTTATAAAATTCATTTATATTTATAGAATAAATGAATTTTATAGTGCCTACATTATCAATAAGTATTATGTATGTGATTTTTAAGATTATAGATACAAAATACATAACAAAGGATGATAGGTCGGTAAAATTAATAACTAAAGACGGTTTGGTGGTATTTTTAGCCGGAGCTATTACTTTGTTCTTATTAGAAAAATTCAAGTTTTCTCATATGATGGGTGGCTCTAAAGAGTCGCTATCAGCTTTTACAAATAGCCCTGACTTTTAGCTCGCCTTTTTAAGTCCTTTTTTTATATATTATAGCGACGTGTTATATAATATATAAACATAATATAAAGAGAAAAGCGCTAGTATTAAGTTATAACCCCTAGCAGGATTTCACGCTAATACGGGTAAATTATCAATATTAAATATTTCTTGAACATTATTAATATTTTTCTTTGCTATTTTGTAAGCCTCGAAGGTGGGTTTAAGCAATACATTTTGCGGTGTATGCCTATGAACTGAACGCGCAATCATTTTATATAATTTAAAGTCGGGATATCTCTCTGTTCCGTTATTTTTATAGAGTATATTTTTATTATTATCGTCAAATACCCATTCTATCATAATCTTTTTAATAGGCGATTTTAATTTTTTAATGTCATCTAAGTCGTCTATAAAATAGTCAAATAAACTGCAGCCAAGTCTGCATAAATCGAAGCTAGTATTGGGGCCAATAATGGGTTTAGCCTTATTTAAATAAGGCTCACAATTATATTGAGTGGTTGCGTCACCCGACTCAGAGTAGCTATCACTGCATATAAATTTATTTTTGAATTTGTAAATGGCTCTTCCAAAATCTATTATTTTGTATATTTTACCAAAGGTAGGGACTTTATAGTGTGCATTGTTATATTTATAATATAAGAATTTTTTAGGAGTAGATACATATACAATATTGTTTGTGTGCAAATCATTATGCGTAAACTCGAACACTTTTTGATATGTAATTAATGTAAATAATATTTGTAATATTATTGACTCCCATTCGCTGTCTTTTATTTTATTATTTACTATATAATCATCTAACGTATTTTCGCAACATTCTAATATTATCATTTCAACAGGTATTTTATCTATTGTGCAAAATATTTCCTCACTATTAAAGCTCGATTCGCTACTTTCGTCATCGTCGTTGTTATCATCGTTGTCATCTGAACCACCATTTTCCGAATTAGTTAAATCAGTATTTGAAGACCTTGAAGAGCATGTTTCTGAACTATTTGTAGTATCAATTCCTGTATTTGTCTTGCTACTAGCATTAGTATTTACTTGTTCATTATTTTCTAAAATATCTAGGTTTTCATAGGTTAATGTTAGCTCTAAATTAGTATTAGTATTGTGTGTTTCTTGTATGCTAAGTTCATCGCTAATAGACAGTTCGCTAATTTCATCGCTAATAGCTAAATCGCTAATAGCTAAATCTAAATCATCACAATTCTTGCTGTCTAGCACTAAAGGTTTCTTATTTTTCTTAGTATTGTTAAATAAATTGGCTATTTTTTCATTATCATCAAAAATGAATAAACTGTTTTTGTGTTTATGAAAATAGTCCGACTCATCTAAATATTCTAAATCTTCTGTAACATTATATCTAAATTTGTTTTTTACTCCTAAAAAAGCACCATAATAGTCTAAACCGTTATAAAAATTATAGTTATTTAATAAACAGCTTGATAAAAATGAAAAAAATCCATCAATATATGCCGAATTATTTGGGTCTAATATTTTTTTATAAGTAGCGCTATATTCGGATTCGGAGTTTAATTCATCTATGAATTTAGGTAATTCTAAAATATTATAGTTATTTTCATATTTTCCTATCATATATTTAACAGGGTCAACAAGAGGACTATATTTTACAAATACTTCTTTGTTAAATTTGTTATTGCATATATCTGTAATTGTTGCTAAAAATTTATTATAATTTATTTTTTCTAAAATTAGTTCTAATTTATACTTATTATTCAAATTTATAGCATTATAATTAGAGCTATTTAAGCTAAAAAAAGTATTGTATAATGGAAAATAATTTTGCGAATTCTCTATATCTAAAAAATCACTATTATTAAAGTTCTCAAAAAGCAGTTTATTGTTATTTTTCCTATAGTTTAATTCCATTTAATAAATAACAAATACTTATTTTTTTAATTTATAACACAAATAAATATATTAAACTATTAAACTATTAAACTATTAAATAAGTGTTTGTAATTTATTAACTATTGTTAAACGTTTTTTTTATAGTCTAACAAAACATTTTTTTTTCTAAAAAAGGCAAATATAGTAGTAAGTAAAATGCATAATAAATCATTATTATATTTATGCTCCAACACCAAATGCTCCCTACTGTACCATCATTTGAAAAATTTATAGCAATAATTAATAAACCAACTAGACCAAATATAATTCCAAACCATATTTTTTCATAAAAAAATACAAATAAAAGGAAGAACAACCACAATAAAAAAGTAAATGGATTTATAACAAAAAACTTCCAATTTAAGTGTCCTTTTTTACTTACTACAGTATGAATGTGTTCGGTAGAGAATTTATATATTGAAAATGGAATAAAAAAGGACAAATACATAACTATTAGTATATGTCGCAATTGTATATTTTTTAATAACATCATACTCGCAATAGGTTGTATAAGTACTAAAAGTAGTCCAAATATAGAAAAAATATTATTATAAACTTTATTATTAATATTTCTCCAAATAAAAAATTCGACGAGTTGCATAAATATGAAAGATGCCATAAAAATATAACTCCAAGTATTATTCAACTCTTGAATTTTATATTTGGTGTATTCATTATTATAAATTATCAATATTAATACAAAACTACTAAATAAAAATGTATTTAATGAAACTTCTTCATTCCAACACATATTATTTATTATATAATAATAATAGAAAACTATTAAGTTTAAATAGCAAACTATTAAATATAGCTAATAAATATAAAGTTGTTTAGTAATGACATTAGAATTAAAAAAATTTGACATTAAATCTATAAGTTTTAGGCCAGATGAAAATAAAGGACCCGTTATTGTGTTAATAGGACGTCGCGATACCGGTAAAACTTATTTAGTGCGAGATTTGCTATATTATCATCAAGATATTCCAATAGGGACAGTAATCAGTGGAACAGAAGCAGGTAACGGTTTTTATGCTGAGCATGTTCCTAAATTATTTATTCACGATGAATACAATACCGCCATTATTGAAAATATTTTGAAAAGACAGAAGACGGTAATGAAGCAGATAAAAAAAGAAGTCGAAGTCTATAAAAAATCGAATATTGACCCGCGAGCATTTGTTATATTAGATGATTGCTTATATGATGGAAGCTGGACAAAAGATAAGATGATGCGTCTCCTATTTATGAATGGTCGGCACTGGAAAGTGATGTTGGTCATCACAATGCAATATCCTTTAGGTATTCCTCCAAATTTGCGCACGAATATCGACTACGTTTTTATATTGCGCGAGCCATATATAGCAAATAGGCGGCGTATTTATGAAAACTATGCAGGTATGTTTCCAACCTTTGAGAGTTTTTGTCAGGTAATGGACCAATGCACGGAAAATTATGAGTGTTTAGTCATCAATAATAACGCCAAATCGAATAAATTACACGACCAAATTTATTGGTATAAGGCAGAACATCATAAAACATTCAAACTCGGCTCAAAAGAATTCTGGGAAATCAGTAAAAATATGGACTCCGATGACGACGAAGAGATGTATGACCCTAATACGAGAGATAAAAAGAAGGGCCCCAAAATTAATGTGCGCAAAACTAAATGGTAAGGCATTGCTTCCATAATCTTGCTTCTAAATTATATAAACAACAACAACGATTTAAAGACTAATTACATTATTATAGTATAATATGACTTCTCTCGACATTGTTAATTTAATAACAAATAACCCTATTACAAAGCTTAATGCTAACAATAATAATAAATTATTAGAAAAAGTGAAAGCTAACTTTACTGAAATGGAGCAACAATTATTTATATCTAACTTTTATACTTATTTAAATTATGATAAAACTGCAGATTTTATTGTAGATCTTGATTATATTTGGAAATGGTTAGGGTTTAATAAAAAATATAATGCAAAATTATGTCTTGAAAAAAATTTTATAATTAATAAAGATTATAAATCTAGCGATGTTAATGATAGTTTTGCTCCTGAACGTTCAGGAGCAAAAAACACAGGCAGTGGTGGTCACAATATTCACAAATTATTTTTAAATATTAAGACCTTTAAATCATTATGTTTAAAGGCACAAACAAAAAAAGCAGACGAAATACACGAATACTATATTAAGTTAGAAGAATTAATTAATGAAGTATTAGAAGAAGAAGCATTAGAAATGAAAAATAAATTACTAATAAAAGATAATGAACTTATTACAAAAGAAAAGCTTATTACAAATGCTATTCAAGATAAATTAAAAGCAATTGAAAAAACAATTGTTTCTCAATTTCCTGTAAATTGTGAATGTATTTATTTTGGAACTATTGATAATTCAAACGCTGAAGGAGAGAAATTAATAAAATTTGGACAAAGCAATAATCTCTCTGTGCGATTACAAGACCACCATAAAACTTATAATAATTTTATTCTTCGCGATGCTTTCAAAGTTCATAATAGGCAAGAAATAGAGAATGCTATTAAAACAAGCTCTAAAATTAGAAAACATTTACGCATTATTGAAGTAGATGGAAAAAATAAAAATGAAATATTAGCATACGATGAAACCAACTTTACAATTCTTTGTCTCTCAAGATATATTAAAAATATTATTTCTGAAAAATCATATAGTATTGAAAAATTTAATATTTTAGTAGAAGAAAATCAAAAATATAAAGCAACGTTAGAGCAATTAAGTGATGAAAATGAAATATTGAAGGTCCTTAATAATGAATATATAGAAAAAAATGAAAAATTAGAGCAACTTCTTGCATCTATTACAAATAATTATGAAAATAATAATGAAATCATCAATGTAAATAATGATGAAACAGTTAATGTAAATAATGATGAAACTAATATAATAAGTCTTGAACTTAAAAATAAGTTTGATAAATTTATTGATGAGTGTTGTTTTATTCATAAAGAGGTAGAAGTAGCTTCAACAACTATTGTAGGGCAATTTCGTATTTATAATAGAGAGAAACCTACAAAACTCGTATTTAGCATGTTTAATACATATATGAGAACACGATTTTTAGCATGTCGCATTAGTGGTCAAAATAAGAATCAAGTTGTTCATGGATTTAAAGGAATAAAGCTAAAAGACA